GTCCATATGTCTATGAGACGGCCTTTTGGAACAGATCCTATATTAATAAGGCGGGAGGTCAGTGCAGCGACTTGAGATGTCACTATAGGATTGTAGCTGCCAACATTTGCGCTCATTTTGCCCAAGAGCCAATTTTCACTGTCTTTAATGCCAATCCTGCTGCCTAATGTTATCAAATCACGATAATAAGATGGTCTGTTGGTCTTAGTCCAATTCATAACATTGACAACATTATGTGTTGCTAACGTTTTCACAGTTACTAGTTCCTCTAGCTCACGTTCGTAATTGCCATATGTCTTATGTCTTTCGTAACACTCACCTTCTCCCATAAGTCTGACACCATTTGCAAGCGCGACATGATCAATTACGACACCTAAGTCTTGCTTCTTGAATTGTCGGATTGTGGATTCAGCAATGTCAGTTTTCCACTTTTTGCGTATTGCCTTTGTCACTCCACGTATTTGATCTCCAACAACTGTTCGAGAACATTCAATGTCGGATATCTCGGTCGCAATATTTTCAGGCACCTGTATTCCTAGCTTTGCACCTCTGCTGATCCATTCTTGTTCACGGAAAGTCGTACGCCGTTGTACATGTACACCAATACCTGTATTGAATTTAGGTATTCCTATCACGCGGATGTTAGCTATTGGTACACCAAGGCCTAGACCTCCGTTTTCTCTTGGAACACGCGCAGCAATGTATGGTATTCTGTTTTTCTTGCACCATATCCTAATCATACGATCGGCGGAATCGCCAAACTTGAGCCCTCTACGTGTGCATGTGTTAATGCTCTCTAATATTGCCTCAATTATGTCGGTTTCTTTGGCTGGGGTGTCGCTCCACGGTTTGCGTTGAACAATTCCAGCTATTGCACGTGCAGGATAACCGTGTGCTCCGCTATTATTGAAAGACACTCGTAAGAACTCAGTGCCTGCTTGTGTGATTCCGAACTTGCCGTTTCCACCGCGTACGCCACATCTTTGCAACAACCAGTCAAAAAGTTGTAGTACAGCGACATTGTCGTTCATCACGTTTGTATCGTCACCCTGGATGTCAATTTGGTCATCAGGGACCTTCTGTATGCCAAGCATTTGCAGTATTTCATTCACGGCTACACAAAACGTTTTGTTAAAACCGTCCCCGCATATTGACGTCAGGTATAGGCCACTTGGCAGGCCTCCCTCAACGGGATACTCTTTGCCACTCATACTTATTATCACGCTTTTATTGAAGCTTGCATCAACGTTTGCACGGATCAGGTCCCACTCAGATCGACTTGTCATGGGTATGTTGTAGCTTGCTGCTGACGCAATTTGAATGTATATCAGCATCAGCTCAATCGTTTTCACTTGTCGGTCAAACCCTTCATAATCCCATGCCATGCCAAATAAATTCTGTTGGCATTGCCTGATTGTGCGCAGCATTCGATAGATCTTAGTCCTCACATTTTCTTGTCTAGTGACGCTTTTCCAATATTTGTAACCACGCCCACTCATGTGCACTATGTAGCACATCTTCAAATAAGTCTCGAGGTCACTGCAAACTGCAACACGGCATTTTCCAAGTTCTTCTTTAATGAATGCAGTTGACCTTTGCCCTTCGTGCTCCATGCTCATTGCGTGTAACATTTCTGGTGTGAAAGCGTCGGGTACTAAGTTTTTACGGCATTTGACATTGTATGTCTTCCCTTCATATGTTACCTCAAGTCTGCCAATCGAACTTGCACCTTGTGTTATCCACTCTCCAGATTTAAGGAAATCGAGGAACGTCTCATATTTATGTTCGAGAGCGAGACCACTTTTCAATGCCACTTTGACCCAGTACGCGAATCCACCCTTGGGCAAATCCTTTTCTAGGCCGCCCTTAGCCAGTGCCTCAGTGTCTTTTTCTTCATCGTAACCAGGCCATGGTATAAGCCTGTAACCAGTCAGACACTTGAGCTCCGCGTACATATGCCAACCTTCTTGGGATTGGTTTGACTTGAGTCGGTTGTTAATATGCGACGTTGTCTTATCCCATTGCTCTATTGTAAGCTGGAACATCCATGAGCAATTATTAGTCCAGTCCTTCCCTGCGCTCATCGCATACCATACTGTTATCAAGGTCCTTATGTAATCCTGCCCTCGCATTGACCATGCTAACGTAATTGAATCTCTACCCCAACATTTGTATAAATCATAGAATCTTGAGCGTCTTATCGCAAGGTCACCTTTCCCACGCGGAGGCCAGATAGTTTGACATAACTTATCACTATCTTTATTGCCAGCTTCAAATTTCTGTACCAGTTGGTCGAGACTAATCCCATTGTTTGTTCTTTCTTCCCAGGCCTTAATTCTATCCGTCATTTGCTTGTCCAAGTCGATGTCTCCCCAGATCTTCTTAGCTTCATCCATGACACGTGACACGGTCATTATCCCAGAAATTCTGGGATCAGGAATCAAGCCGCCCTTTTCCCTAGGCTCGAATTTGATTGGTTGCTTCTTATTCACAGTTCTCAATCTTAATAATGCAGTGACGGGGTCAAGCTCCTCATTAAATTGTCTTGCATCGCAAATCCACTCAATTAATTCATAA